ACTCGTAGCACCGGATCCTAAGCAGATCAATCAGCCGGAAGATGGCGAGCGCGAGATGCGTAATGCCAAGATCCGCAAGATGATGGCTAGGATGATGAAATAATGGATCTGAAAGAGATTAAGAAAATCACGTCTTTTGCTCAGAAGCATGGCGTAAAGATGCTTTCGTTCGGAGATTTCAAGATTGAATTCCATGAAGACACTCCGATTCAAATGAAAGCCCCTAAGCTTGTCAGGGTTCAGGAAGAGGCTCAAGTTCCGAAAACTCCGCAGGATCCTTCTCTCCAAGAGATCAATGACTATATCTACGGCAATCAGGTGACTGGGTGAAACGCTACAGGACCAAGATTTTGTGCCGTGGTTGTAAAGGCGAGCAAGATATGTCGTTTGATGCGCGTTCTAAGTTTGAGCCGATTAGATCAGAAATTGAATGCACTCTTTGCGGAAGTACACTTGAGGTCTGGGTCAAGCAAGGAATGCTAAAAAGGCAGCTCCTGACTAAATGCAATCTTCTTAAGCATACTCAAAAACTCTTAGACATCTTAGATGCGAAGGTGGTCAGTGCCTAAAATCACTCCGAAAGACGATAAGAAGCCTAACCGAGAAGGTCAAAAAGAGCGAAAGACCATCGTTGCTCAAACCACGGACAAAACTAAGCTTCCGATCCAGAGCTATCAATGGCAATACGCTCAGAATGACCATGATTTAGCGTTTCAGCTCATTTCGACGGGTAATTATCTTCAGAAAACTCAGCAATATAGGGTCAAAGGCGCATCTATCTTTAGCCGAATCTATTCAGGCAAGGGGCTCATGAACTATGCGCTTAACTCTAAGATCCTAGATACGTCCAATCAGTTGCCCGTTCGGCGGCCGACCATGAATGTAACTCAATCCTGCATTGACACACTTGTCTCTAGAATCACGCAAGCCAAGCCAAAACCTACATTTTTAACTGAAGAAGGCTCATACAAAGAACAAAGCCTAGCCAAGCAATACAATGCTTTTATTGCAGGCGAGTTTTATAGAAACAGAGCCTATGAAAAAGGCACAATGTGTCTAAGAGATTCTTGCGTGTTTGCCGATGGATTTCTCAAGGTTATCGAAAAGAACAATAAAGTTGCTTATGAACGAACTCTTGCGACAGAACTTTTCGCCGATAAAGACGATTCTTGGTATGGTGATCCTAGAACTTTAATTCAGTTCAAGCTTTCGGACAGGGCCACAGTCGCTAATACTTGGCCGGATGCTAAGCTTCAGATCGCAAAGGCGAGCAAAGCTTATGTTGATGGATCTGGGGAAAGCTCTGAGACCATTTCCGATCAGATCATTCTAGTTGAAGGATGGCACTTACCGTCTGGCGAAGGCGCTGGAGATGGCAGGCACGCTATTGTGTGCTCTGATGGCGTGATCTTTGACGACAAGGAATGGGATAAAGAAACATTCCCGTTTGTAAGAATGCCTTTCAATCCGCATTCTGTCGGATGGTTCAGCCAGGGCCTAGTTGAGCAGCTTATGGGCACGCAACTCGGGATCGACACATTGTTAAGAACAATTAGCGAAGCAATTAACATTGTTGGCGTTCCTATGGTTTTCATAGACGAATTATCTAAAATCGTAGAAGCGCATCTTAACAATCGGATTGGGAATATCGTTAAATACCGGGGCACGATGCCGAGCTTTCAGACGCCTCCTTGCATTGCGCCCGAGATGTACGAACATTTGATGCGGCTGATTGGCTTTGCTTATCAGATTGCGGGAATCTCCCAGCTTGCGTCTGGTGGGGTGAAGCCTCCTGGCTTGAATTCAGGAGAAGCTCAGCGCGTATTTCTAGACAATCAAGATGACCGCTTCGCAAGTCTAGAGCAGCGTTACAATGACTTCTATATCGACCTGGCTTACCAAACGATGGATAAGGCCCAAGAAATCTGTGAGCGCGAAGGAAGCTATTCAACCGTCTATCCTAGCGAAGATGGAACAAGATTGATCGAATTACCAAAGGCAGGTGTTCTAAAAGATACCTACGTTATCCAGTGCTACAACGAATCTTCTCTCCCGCGGGATCCTGCTGGAAGATATGCGCAGCTCGCCGAGCGCCTCGCTTCAGGGATTATCACGCTAGAAGAGTTCCGAGCACTTGATAACTTTCCTGACCTGAAAGAAAGCGACAAGCTCGGTCTTGCCCTAAGAAACCGCATACTCAAGATGCTGAGTGATATCGTCGAAGATGGGAAGAAGCCAGCTCCAGATGTCTTTATGCTCGATCCTACGGATTTGGCTACAACTTTGGCCGTTCAATACATCAATGTTTATTCAAATGCGAAGCTAGAAGAAAAGAAGATGGATCTTCTTAGAAACTTCGTCGTTCAGATCCAGACTTTGAAACAACAAGCTGTTCCTCCGCCTGTCGTAGCTCCAACTGTGCCTGTTCCACAGGGACCTAATGCAGCTCCTGCGCCCGCACAAGCTCCTGTTCCACAAAGTGTCGTATCTGCTCAATAACCAAGAAGAAACAAACCCCAAGAAAGGGATGATTCATGCCTACTATTTCGCCTCAAGCCCGCGTTAAAATTGGAAATAATCAAGAAGTTACTGCTCCAGCTCGCCAAGTGATTCATGCTTCAACGGGCATGACTGCGCCCAAGACTTCTGAGCAAACCGGACAAAATAGCATTCCTGTAGAGACAGTAGCGCCAGCAGTGACGCTTTCTCCACAATTGACCGCTTTGTCCCGAAAACAGCAGAAGCTCCAGGCAGAGATTGAAGCGTTTAAGGCGCAGAGGGAACAATTCGAGAAAGAAAAGGCAGACTACATTCCGAAAAGCTCTTTTAAGACTAAGATGCAGCAAAATGCTGGCGAAGCCTTAAAGGATCTGGGTTCGGACTATGAGGAGATCACCCGTCTGCTTTTAGAGCAGCAAAACGGAGCTGATCCGATCAAAGAGCTCAAATCTGAGCTCCAGCAACTCAAAACCTCTCAAGAAGAATCAGTCAATAAACAATACGAGGCTACTCTTAAGCAATACAAGGCAGAGGTAACATCTCTTGTTGCTCAGGATCCGAAAGCCTTCCATCTGATCAATAAAAAGAATCAGCAGGAAGCGGTTGTCCAGCATATCGTCGATACTTGGAAGGAAAATCCTGACAATGTTTTAACGGTAGCTCAAGCAGCAAAAGAGATTGAAGAATTTTTAAGAGATGAAGCCAAACAAGCCGCATTGGATCTTAAGGAACTTGAGACTCCAGCAGAAGAAACTCAGCCGGCAAAGAAGACACTCCCGCCTCCACAGAGACAAGCTCCAAAAACACTAACACAATCGATCGAAACAACTCCGCAGAGGAACTTCGGTCAATTTCAACACCTAAGCCCCAGAGATCGAATCGCACAAGCGATCGCTCGCGCTTCTAAGTAAAGACATTTGTCCTTATTTCTAAGCCTGGATGCTTGGAAAAAAGGAAATAAAATGTCGTTTACAACGCCACAATACTCCAACAGTACTGATAACGTTCAAGTGCTGAAGGAACTTTATACTGATGATAGCTGGGTAATGAAGGATCTCGTGTTTGCGGGTAATCCCGCACTCGCGCTTTTGCCTAAATCTTTGGGCCTTATCTAAGCGATTAGATAAGCAAACTGTCCAATATCGGGGAAAGCTGGAAAGCCAATCCCGAGGTAAGCTTTGATTCCAAAAGATTAAAGCCACCGTAACGCATAGGAATTGAAACTAATGCTTCAATGTATTAGAATAAAACATTCCCAAGAGTGGACGGCATCTGAACGATCAGATGATGAGATATGCTGGACTGATATGAAGAAGTGCAGAATTTGCGATAAAGAAAAGCAAGAATCAGAATATTATAAAAGAACTGATCCCGGAAGGGCCAAGTCAGATCCATGTAGAGATTGTGTTCTAACCGCAAGGAAAGAAGACTATCACAAACGTAAAAAATATATGTCTGAAAGAGCTAGAAGATATCGCAAATTAAATCCCGAAAAAATAAGGGATATCAAACTGAGACAGACTTATGGCGTAGGAAGTGATTATTATAATCTCAGATTGGAAGAGCAAGGCGGTGTTTGTGCCGGTTGTAAAAAACTTGTGAAAACTATTTGAAAAGGCAAAGAAGTTGCCATGGCAATAGATCATGATCATACAACTGGAGAAAATCGCGGTGTTCTCTGTCTTCATTGTAATCGTGCATTAGGTTCTTTAAGAGATGATCCAATAATTCTTCAGAATCTAATTGATTACTTAAATAAATATCAGAAGTTGAGATAAAAAGCTCAACGATAACAAATAGAAAGACGAATCTGCCGACGGAATGGGGGGCAAAAGTTTCCCGGTCCCGTTGCTCTACGGTCCTCCGGCTGGACGTTCCGCGACTTTCGCTACGGCTCAGAGCAATCAAACTGCTCCTAGCCTCGGCGAGTTTTTCGTAACGACCATCTCGAACTACCAGCTTGTTACAATCGATAACCGTTTCATGGAAGCGACACGCACAAACGTGTCGGCGTTCATGGATGGCGCGACGATGAACGTGAATTCCGGTATCACGAATATCACGAATGACTTGGCTCACGATTTGTTCAACGACGGCTCAGGCTCTCGTGGAACTTATGGGTTGGGCAATGGTTCGATCACCTCTGGTGTCATCACTTTGGATTCGGCTGCTTCGGCGGTTCAGTTTGAAGTGGGCATGAGCTTGGTCAGCTATTCGGTGAGCGGCACTACTGCTACACAGTCAACTACTGGGGCGATTGGCTATGTGATCGCGGTTGACTATGATCTTGGGACTGTGACTGTCGCCGCTACTCAGGGCGGGGCGGCTGCTACTCCTACTAACTGGAGCGTTAGCTTCCCTTACCTTGCTGTGCAAGGTGACGTGAACTTTGCTTCGCAGGGGCTGAGCTCGAGTCTGATGCTGAAGCTTGCTGGATTTGGAGCTTGGATTCCTGCTGCTGCGCCGGGATCTGGTGACTCTTTTTTCGGACAAAATCGTTCTAGCTCTGTCACTCGTTTGGCTGGGAACCGTTTCAACGGAGCCAGTGAAACGATTGAAGAAGCTCTGATTGATGCTGCGGCTCTCGTTGCTCAAAACCGTTCTTCGGCTGGGTATCCGGATTACTGCTTCATGAACTTCACGTCATATGCCGCGCTGATCAAAACGCTCGGCTCTCGCGTGCAGTATGTGGACGTTAAGCATGATGAAATTGATATCTCCTTCGAGGGGATTCAGGTAATCACTGCTTATGGCAAGGTGACGGTCCTCCCGGATCGTAACTGCCCTGCTCAGACTGCGTTCTTGATCTGCATGAAGACCTGGAAGCTCAGGACTTTGGGACGCGCTCCTAAAATCCTGATCTACGGATCTTATGACTCGAATCAGGGACTGCGCGTCGGGACGGCAGATGCCGTTGAAATCCGTATCGGATATTACGGAAATCTGACTTGCAATGGTCCAGTAGCTAATTGCTATATCAGTTTAGCTCAGTAAGTTGTCTCCTAGGCTCATGGATGAGCCACCTCGTAAGGATCTCGGCCTTAAAACGACTGAGATCCTTACTTTTTTGCTGTCTCTTAGCTCAGCGGTAGAGCGTCGCCCTGTTAATGCGAATGTCCTTGGTTCGATCCCAAGAGAGACAGCCAATTAAAACCGGACATAAAAGCATTCTAGTAAAGGATCATCCTTTTCAAGCCCCTGGAGTATAACGCTAACTCCCTGGGTTTATACGCGGCGTTAAAGGATGTTTCATGTCGACAACTTTCATCAATCGGGGCCATTTCTATGCGCCTCACGTTAAGCCTGTTCTCATTGATTGCCATTTTCAGGTAAGCCATACCGATTCGTCCGGTCTTGGTATTGTGGCTGGAAGTTTGAAAGGCCAGGGAGTTTCGGCGGTCTATATGGAGACCAACGAAAGCTCGCCTGCTGGTTCTCCTAGTCCTCAAGCGGGCTATATTGTCGTTAAACTTGCGGACAATTATCAAACACTTTATGGTTTTGAATCGGCTTTCCGATCTCCTCTAACTGGAACTCCTATCTTAGTCGCCAGTGCGGGCGTCACGGCTGCGGATAGCTATGTCATTACCACGGTAGGTACAACGACCTATACAGGATGGGCAAGCCTTGGGATGCCTCCTGGCATTACTCCAGCGGTTGGCGTGGCATTCACGGCAACAGTTACGGGTACGGCGTCAGGAACGGGCGCGGTGCAGCTTATTGCGGCGACTGGATCGACTTGTAACCATATCGAGATTCTAGGCGATCCGATGACGACTCTCAATCCGGTCCCGGTGGGCGGAAGTCCAAACGTAGGCGGTTGGATTACGCTTGCGTGCTTCGGATCGACTGGCTCGTCTGGAGTCAATGCAATCCAAGCTCCTGCTGATCTGACTTGGGTCTATCTCCAGTTCTATCTCAGTCAGTCAAGCGTCGTTGTTTTAGGCGAGTAATGAATTGAGGGGCTGGGATTCGTCCTAGCCCCATTTTTTCAAAGGGAGTACATGTCAGCACCCTCTGCTCCTGTTGCAAGCACTGTCATTCTTCAAACGGCAAATGGAAATAATCTTATTTCCTGGCCCATCATTTCAGGGGCCACGTCTTATCTAGTCCAAAGATCGAGAGATGGCGTGAAGTTCTGCGCACTTGCTACGGCAACTGTTAACAATTATTTAGATTCTACCGGGCTGATCGGAGTTCTCTATTATTATCAAGTAGCTGCCTCTAACATCTCAGGGACGTCTGCTTATACCGCGTCAGCGCCTGCTAGCATTGTCCCGTGTTTACCAGGACAGATCAATCTCGGATATCTCAGATATCAAGCTCAGCTTAAATCTGATCAGTTAAATGCAAATTTCCTGACGATGGATGAATGGAACATCAACATAAATAAGAGCATGTTTGAGCTCTTCGATGTTCTCGTAACAAAATATGGGGATGACTTCTTTCTGGCTTCTCCTTACACGTTTTCCACGACGGGCGCGAAAAATTACGGTCTTCCTGATGGCTCATCAACCTATGCTGTGAATAATGTTACGCCTCCTGCGGTTTATAAGCTTTTAGGCATTGATTGCGGTGTGGCCGTTGGGAACAACGCCTGGGTGACGTTACCAAGATATAACTGGATTGATAGAAACAGGTTCATCTATCCGCAACTGCAAGCAAATGCATTAGGAGTTTTTAATCTTTCTTATCGTCAGATGGGCAATCAGATTTACTTCATTCCTAATCCGACAGCAGGTCAATTCATTCAAATTTGGTACATTCCGATCATGACCATGCTTCTTCAAGATACGGACATGCTAAGTTTCTCTATTTCAGGATGGGATGAATATGTAGTCACGGATGCAGCGATTAAGGCAGCCACCAAAGAAGAAAGCTACGATCTTGTGAACTCGCTAAAACAAGACAAAGCCGCGCTTCTTGAGCGGATCTCCACGACTGCCGCGAATCGAGATGCTGGACAGTCGAATGCCATGAGCGATGTGAGAAGTAATACGGGCTTTTATGATGGCGGAGGATTCGGTGGTACTGGTCACGGAATGGGAGGATGGTAGCCATGTTCTTAATTCCAGGTCTTTCCTTTAACAATAAGTTTGAAAGCGATTGATAATGTCTTCTGGTCAATTTGTTCGACTCAACACTGGAAATCAAATTCTAGACAGAATTCAGGGCAATATTGCCAGTGCATTTAATAGCACTGGAAACTCTGGAGTCGTTACCGTAAAATCTAACAATTTTGTAGTGCCAGCCGATGCTCAATTTGTGATGATACCCACAGCTAGCATTATGAATGGCGCTGTTGTATTGATCGGACTTCCAGACGCGACCAAAAATGCTGGCGTATCGTTCTATTGGAAAAAAACAGATTCCAGTTCAAACACGGTTACTTTTTATACGACTACAAATTCCGCATCTGGAAATCCTCAAACAATTGAAAATGCTTCTACTTACAGCACGAGCTCTGCGCTCGCATCAGGATTTATTTTCTGCGATGGAATCGCTTGGTGGATCGGATAATGTATCAAACAGTAGGAATACCCTTCGGACAGGGAGAAAATACTAAGTTTGATTCAAAGGCATTAAGTGCTCCGAAGCTAACGCTTCTTCAGGATTGCATTTTCACTCAACAGAATCAGATCAGAAAACGCAATGGATTTGACAAGATGACTACTGATGTCGTCGGAGGAGCAACGCTTTCGTCTGTGACAATGGTCCGATCTTATAAGAATGAGCTTATCTGCTCCGGGATCTCGAATTCAACTGGAAATAGACTATTTAGTTATTCTGATTCTCTCAATGCTTGGATTGATAAAGGAAAATATCTTTCTATTGCGGTTTCCAAGCAAATTGTAGCTACACCAGGCTATTTAGCCCAGGCAGAAACGCCCAGTTTTCCGGCTACGCTTTATAATGCCAGCTCCGCGACAAACCAGCTTCAGACTCTTTATGTCTGGGATGCTGGGACAGTTTTAGGAACTGGAAATTATGAAGTGACATTGTCTTTATTTGACAGCGCGAATGTCACTGCGTTTGCTACGAATGTAGCAATAACTAGTTCAAATGCGATAGTAGGATATTCAAAAGCTGTTCTTCTTGGAAGTAGCCAATTAGCAATTTTTTACATTGCCACTGTTTCGGGTGTTCCTTATTTATTCTGTAGGACCATTACTGTAACAGAATCTGGCGGCGTGGTTATTGGAGCAGAAAATAGTATCAGTAAGTGCTCCAGCGATGTAACACAGTTTCCGTATTGCTATGACGTTGTTACCACGTCATCGGGTGCTTTCGCAGCGGTAGGATCTCATGCGCTCGGACAGATCGGATTTTATGCAATAAACACCTCTGGAGCTGTTACTTCCTCTGCTCTTGGCAATTCGGAATCAGGAAGTATTTCTCCGATCTCAATAACTCTGGATAACTCGGGAACTAATGCTTGGATATACTGGGTCTCTGGCTCAAGCACTCTCAATTATGCAGTGTCAAATGCCACCACTCTTGCCGTGGTTCTTGCTGCAACAGCCGCGCAGACAGGACTTTCAGACATTATTCAGGTAACATCACTAGTGAATTCATCAACTAGTCAGACTGTTTATTTGTCATCCTATACTCTTCCGGCGGGATCTCTTACTATCGGGGTGATTTATCCCGTGATTTCTCAACAGACAAATACAAGTGCCGGGTCAACTGGATCTGTTACGACATTGATCAATGGATTTGATATCTATAGTAAGCCATTTTCTATCGGAAACAGAAATTACATGGCTATAGTGAATCTTTCTCAGGGTCTTTCATCTGGATTCATTATTGATCTTGCTGATACCACAGCAGTTGCTAAGTTTCTTCAGACTGCGGCGGAGGGTCTTTATAAATCACTAGGAAATCTGGGCGGATCAAGCTATGTTGCGACAGCGGCACTTGCCATTAGATATCCAGGATTTTTGCCCATTGCTTATTCATCTCCAAATCTGATTAATAGTGTATGCTTAGCCGCCGGTTCTCTCGTCGAGTTAGTGCCAGTAGTACAAACAAGCATTACAAATCTGGCTGCATTTCCAAACCAATTTATTTCTGGTGCTCAATTTGGTGTATCTCTTATCTCGTTTGATTTTGAAAATATCAATGCTTATCAAAGCCTGATTCAGCAAGATACGGTGGTTTTGAATGGAGGTATCGTAGAACAATATGATGGCGGATACATTTCGGAGCTAGGTTATAATGTTGATCCTGATGGCATTTCAGTTTTGGTTAACGGAAGCACTGGAAATATTGGAGCAGGGACATTTGTTTATTATGTTACCTATTCATGGAATGATTTAAATGGGAATCTTCATCAATCTGCTCCGTCTAATCCGATAACGGTTGTGACCACTGGAAGTTCAAATACCGTTAACATTGGATTTTCTGGGCTTACTTTGACACAGAAACAAAATGTAGTTGTCCAAATTTGGAGAACTCAGAACGCAGGTCAGATCGCACATCTAATTTACACGATTCCAAATCCAAATGGATGGAGTGATTCATTTTTAGATTCAAATTCAGA